TTTTTCTTTAAAATTTCTTTTTTAGTTAAAAATTCAAGTAAAGTAACTTTATTATTATTTATTTGACTTATATCAGTAACCTCTTTAGCATTATAACTTTCTATTAAAGTATAAACAGAAGCTATTTCTTTATAATTTTTTATTTTAGAACCAAAAAAGGATTCTAAATTATAATGGTTTTTTATTTCATTAATTAAATTATATTTTTGTCTTTTCAGTGAAGTTCTATTAAACTTCTTTGAATTTTCAAGTATTGTTGAAATCAATGAATTTGCTTTACCTTCAGATATAACTTTAGATTTTAATATTGATTCATATAACTTATATTCTCTACCCAACCCTGTTTTTACAAAGTATTTTTTAAGTAAATCGATTGCAGGAGAATCATCACCTTTTAAAGTATCAGCTGTTATTTGCCTAACTAGTAATTCAAATAGTATACCAGTATTTTTATACTTAGAATGTTTTATTTTCATTAAAAATATATTTATTTATAAATATGTACAAATTAGTTATTCTTCAATTGAGTTTCATCTAATAGTTTAGAATCATCTTTATCTTCTTCAAAAATTAACTTTTTCTTATTTAAGGATTTAAAAATATCCTTGTTTTTTAAGTAAGTTACTTTAGGACTTTCAAATTCTGAAAGTGGCCTACTACCTTCATTGTTATCAGTATCTTTCATTCTTTTAACTCCTAATGGATCTTTACCAAAATTATTATCTTGTTTACCTCTATTAGTAATACTATCAACTGGTCGACCGGCTTTAGGATTATCATCTTTATAACCATCAGGTACATTACCTGGGTCAGAATACATTCTACCTTTACCATATAATGATGCTAAATCATGAGGTGTACCATAAGATTTACCTGTTGAAACTGGATCATTACCTTCTGCTTTTATTTGGTCTAATCTAAATTGACGTTTAGCATCTTCTCTAGCTAAATCTCTATACTCATCATATTGATCTTCACTAAAGTGATAAATGTTATGGTAAATCCAATCAGATGGAACTAAACCTTGTTCTAATAAAGTACCAGCTAATTCAGCTTTAGATTTAAGTAATTCAATTCTTTCTTGATCATAAATTATCGATGGAGTAGTCATTGATAATTCAAAATTTGTCATATTTTCAGCTGTATAACCTTGGGTATATAAATGAACTAATGCAATTTTATTTAATTCAGATAATATAATCCTTTGTATTCTATCAATTGTACGTGCAAATCTAATATCTTCTGCTGCTAGTGTAGCTTTACCTTCTATATTTTCATCATATCCTAAAAATGCTTTTGGTATTTTTAATGCAGCAAATAATTTATCTCTTAAATACTCAACATCTTGAATACCATCATATGATAAACCTGGTGTTGTATCAATTTTAGTTGCGTTATCGTTTCCTCTTACTGGTATGTAAAAGTCTTCTAACATATTTTGCATATTATATCTTAAATTATACTCACCCGTTTTTTCATCCATATAAGGAGTACGTTTCATATTTGATATAGTTTTTTGCATAAATGCTTCTACTTCATTTGGAGGTATAGCTCCAACATTTACATAAAATATTCTTTTTTCTGGGGCACGAGCAATTCTATGGATTAACATTGCGTCCTCCATTAAAGTATATTGCTTAAATAATTTTCTAGCTGGTTCAATATAAGCTCTACCATAAGGAAGATAATTTACATCTGTAACCATTCTAAAATGAGCCATTTCATAATTATCATAAGTTATACCAGTATTATCATTATCAGTTTGATTTGGTAAACTATAATAACCGTAAGAACTACCAGCAAAACCTTCAGGATTCCATCTATATTTTATTTCTGATGGGTTATCTGGATTTTGTCCTTCTATTCTTTCAATATGATATGCTGTATAAGGAATTACATTATAAACCCCAAATTTTTCAGCTATTTCTAATTTTAGGAAAAAATCACCATACTTACACATTTGGCGAATCCACATCCATAAATTAAATTCTACATTTAAAACATCATAAAATAAATTATAAAGTATTTTTTGTATATCTTCATTAGAACTTCTAATTTGAAGTACTTCACCCATATCATTTTTAAGTGTAGATTCATCTGATAAAATATCTAATGCTGATGCTATAATAGCATCTTGATCCATTACATCATACTCTGAATATAAAGTTGTTCTTAAATATTGATAATTTAAGTTAAATTGAGCACCATATAATGAAGAAGGTTGTGTAGTATAAATTCTATTGAATCTATCTACTAATGCATTTGTTTCATACTTACCACTACTTTGTATATGGTCAGTATCTATTGTTTTAATTTGATTACCTCCTACATTTCTGATTACTACATCAGTTGAAAATAATCTTCTTAATCTTGAAAATACGCTTGTATCTGCCATTTAATATATAATTATTGTTATAAATATTACCTTAAGAGCCATCCAATGTCTTCTTTACCCTTATCTGTTTTTATATGATAAGGATTGTCAACACCTTTTGAGAACCCATAACCACCTTGATATTGAGTTCTATTGACGCCCATATTATTTAAGGCTTGTTTTGTTATGTCTATACCTCTTTGTCTAAATTTTAATGCTGTATCTCTAATATACATAGCAATACCAAAAGCCATTACTAAATCATCATTATAGCCTGATTGTGCTTCTGGTCTTCCATTTCTCCAAATAAAGGTTTTCATTTCTTCTATTAATCTTTTTGATTGAATAGTTACTCCTTGATCACTAATATATTCTTGAAATTTACCTATAACCATTGGTCTAGTTCTAGACGACATAGTAAAACCAGGAACCATTCTAGAATGGTCTTGATATTTGTCAAAATAAGAATTTACATTAGGTTGATCACTTTTAGGTGAATAATATAGGTTTTGATAATTTCTATCTAAAGCTACTTGAATAGTAGCCCAACCTACATTTGCATTTTCTATAATTAACATAGCTTCATTATATTCTGAAGCAATACCAACTAACAAATGCCCATAATCTTTTGTATTAATTTGTCCTTTATATTCTGCAACTTGAACATTATTTTCTATATCCATAACATGGAACGCAGAATAATCTTTTCCATCACCCCTAGATACATCAGCAACTACCATATAAGATCTAGTATAATCTGGTGTTTCCCAAACCCATAAATTTTGATCTACTCCTCTTCTTTCTAAAGGGTCCTTAATGAATGATTTTTCATAGTATTCCATATATTCATTATAAAATACAATATCACCAGAAGTACTAAAATCACAATCACATTCTTGAGCAGCCATTCTAGGATCACCTAATAATTCATCTTGTTTTTTTCTCCAAGCTTCATCTCTTTCAGGATGGACAAACCAAGGTAATTTAATAGGTAAAAAATCATTTTCTGCTGCTTCCGCTCTTGTCCAAGTTTGATGAAACCAATTACCTGTACCGTAAGGTGTACTTAAAGCAATACAACCACCACCAGTAGCTAGTGTTTGTTGAGCTGAAGCCCATATTTCACCAATATTATCAATAAAAGCAGCCTCATCAATTAACAATAAAGATACTGCTTCTGATCTACCAGCATCACTACTTGCAGAAGTGGCTTTAATTTGAGAACCATTATCAAGCCTTAAATTTAATTTATTATTTTCAGCAGCACTAATTTTAAGCCAAGAAGGTAAATTTTCATACATAAATTTAACCTTTGTAACCATATTTTTAGCTGTTTCTTGTTTTGTAGCTATACAAAGTATATTTTTATCTTTATGGAATGTCATTAACCATAAAGAATAACCAGCGGATAACGTAGAAATTCCTAACTGTCTAGATTTTAAAACAATAGAATAAGGATTATCTCTCCATAACGTTAATACTTTATCTTGAAACGGGTATAAATTAAATTGTATACGACCCCTTTGTGGATGTTGTATATAACAGTATTTACGCATAAAATGTACTGGATCTTTAGCACATTTTAGATATTCAGATCTTATTACTTTTTTTAAATCAGCCATCTAATTAACTAAAACTGCTGCAGCTACAGCTATTAATATACCTGCCCCACCCATTAGTTTTGTTTTAAATTTTTGTTTTTTAAGGTCTTTTTCTAATCTTTTAGATAATTCCTGAGATATTGCTAATTGTTCTGTTTTGTTTAATATTATAAAATCAAAATTTCCTACTTGACTTTCTAAAGACACTATAACACTATCTTTTAGAGATATTTTATTCTCTAATAAGTTTATTTTTTGTTTGTTTAATACTAATTCTTCATTAGCACCATCACCTCTTATTAAATCTTTAATTACTAGACGTGCTATCGGTTTTTTCAGTTGAATCGATGTAGTATCTATAGCGTTCTGTGAAAAACCTTTCAAGCTCATCATCATTAAAAAGATTAACACGATTAATTTTTTCATTTGTTTTCTTTTTGAGTGTGAAAATTTGTTTGTCTTGTTTATTAATTTCTTTATCTAAAGTAAAAATTTGTTTATTTAATGTATCTATTTTAAAAACAAGACCATCATTAGCGGTATGAAGAGAATCAATTTTTGAATTAAGAGCATTAATTTGACTTTGGTATTGATCAACATATACTTCATCTTTATCAAATAAAAACCAAATAATAATAGATATTAATATAAATATCTTAGCTATATAAAAAATTCTTTCTTTAGATTGCATCTTTTTCTAACTTAGCAACTAATTGTTCTAATTCTTTTTTCTTAGGAGTTTTAACTCTTAAAGTAGCTTTAATTTTTTCTTTTTCAATATCATCAGCAGCACTNTATTTTCTAGCTAAGGATTTCATTTCTGTTTCTAAATCTTTAAGGGCTTTAACCGCTAAATCTAATTTTTTAAATTTACCTCTTGCACCCATAGCACCTTTAACAGCATCAGTATCATCTTCATCTTCATCTTCACCTAATTGTTTTTGAAGATCTACTGTTTTTTTCAATTCTTTATTGTAATTTTGTTGATTTTTAACATCTTCAGGATTAATTCTTTCTTCCTCCTGTTCACTAAGAATATCAATAATATTTTCTTTAATATACGATTTTAATTCAGATTTTTTCATTATTCTATATTTTGTTATAAATATGTTAAGAATTTATAACATTTAATATTTGTTTAATTCGTTCCTCTGTAGTACCTTTAATTGTTTCTATTTTATTAGCCATATGGGCATATCTTTTAATTAATGAAACAATTGAAAAGTCAATAACATCTCTATAATATTCATCTGTTTCCCTAACTCCATTATCTTCAATAGGGATACCATCAGGAGATATATAAAAAATATAATCATAATCTCTAATAAATTCCTTAGCATAATCTTCAAAGATTTCTTTATCTTGATAACCTATTGATTTTGCATTCATAGTAAACGCCATAACATCAAATATTGTTCTATCAGTAATAACATTATCCTGCATTAACTCAGCACAACGTTCAGCTAAAAATACTGTTTGTCCTTTTAATGTAGAATCTGTATTTAATGGAATACCTAAATCATTTAAATATTTACTACGTTCAGTAGCAAAATTATAATGATGAAATTCCTCTGTATGTTTTAACGCTTTTACTAATGTAGTTTTTCCTACACTCATTGTGCCACATAAACCTATTTTCATAATTAATTTCTATGTGTAGTTCCTTTAGGAGCAGGTTGTTTATACCATGGTAATCCTGTTCTATTTCTAACTACTTCTTTAAATTCACTTTCACTATATCTTATTCCATAAAGGTAATATTCTCTTTTTTTTTCATTACCTTCTGGTATTAATGCTGGTCCTTCCCAATTATGATATTTGTTATCCCAAATATATGCAATGGTTCCATCTACTTTTTTTAACCTTTTACTACTAGGCCATTCTTTAAATTTATCTTCCATACCTACAATATACGTAATTTATTTTACTTCTCCAAGATTTTTTCAGCAACTAGTGTACCGTGAGCCCCTGATACTGAAATACCCCTTGCTGACAACGCATCACCAACAAAGTGCACATTAGGATATTTAGTTAATGACAAATCAGAATAATTAACCAGTGGTTCAGGAGCTAGGTATTTTACCTCAGGCACATAGATTCCCCAATCGTCTTTTAATGTGGGAAATACTAATTTCATATCATTGATAAAATCTTCAATGTATTTATAATATCCTTGGAATGCATCTTTAACTACATCTAAATTATCTATTTTAGTTGATGATACATTTACTCCTTCTGATGTTGTAGATGGTTCTCTACTTGGGCTATAAAATAATCCTGTACTATTTTCTTGTACTTTACCTACTAATTCTCTAGCCCATTTAAATGGTTCTTTAATACCTTGTACTTCCATTAATATACCAAAATTAGTCATATCATTTCTAAAAGCTTCATCTTTTTTAGCGTGACCATTATAACTGTGGTCTCCATATGTTTCTTCTACTGCTACATATGCTGCATTATTATTTGTACAAAATGATCTTAATGATACACCTTCGTCATCAAATTTTCTATATAATTTAAAATCATAAGCAACATCAATTAACTTTTGAAAGTGACTTTGTGGTGCTTCAAATCTAACACCTACTTGAGCTGGTTTTTCTTCTGTTGGTAAATCATATTTTTTCATTATTTCAGAAGTAAAATCAATACCTGATTTACCTACACCAAATATTAGTGTATCATATGGCATAGTATAATCTTTAGTATATACTTCTCTTTTATCAAAATCTATGTCAGTTATTTTTTCTTCCCATCTAAAAAGAACACCTTTCATTATTAAATAATCATACCAACTTTTACCTATTTCATGTAAATAATCAGTACCAATGTGCCATACTGGAAATAATCTTAAACCAAAATGTGGTTTAATAAAATCTGGTTCTTTATCAGGTGACGATAAAATAATTTGCTCTGGGTGAGGGTGAAATCTAGTAAAATTATNTACTACTTGCTTCATTAGCTCCATTGCTTTTTCATCACCTACATACTTAGATAATTGACCACCAATTTGTGTTGAGTAAGTTAATTTACCATCTGACCAACCACCTGCTCCTAGATATCCAGTCATTACTTCTTCATATGGTCTTCTATATGGATCCTTACCCATATCTATAATTGTTATCTTACCATCAAAGTTGTTGTCAACTAACTTTGTAGCAGCGTTTACTCCTGCTACTCCTGCTCCAATAATTACTACGTGTTTATTCATATTAGGATTTAATTTATTGTTGTAAATATACGAAAAAAAAATGTGGTCTCCAAACGGAGGCCACAGATCTCTTAATTTTATTTTTATGCGACTGGCTATGAATCAGTCTTAATTTTTTATTAGCAATTACAGCATTCACATCCACATGAAGTACCACAATTACAGTTTGTACA